GCCAACACTGCTTATTTGATCTCGTCTCAGAGAGAATTAACAGAGACTTTCGGAGATCCGAAATTCTACACAGACGCATCAGGAAATTCATTGAACGGTTATGAGTTGAATGAATACGGCTTACAGGCGGCATACTCATTCTTAGGAGTTGCCAACAGAGCATTTGTATTAAGAGCGAACGTGGACACAGCAGATTTAGTTGGAAGTGCTACGGCACCAACAGCGGCACCAACAGATGGAACTTACTGGTTTGACCTTGCATCAAGCAGTTATGGTTTATTTGAGTGGTCACAAACAGATCAATCATTCACAACAATTACTCCAACACTTATTACTTCAACAAGTGACCTAGTTGGCGGTGTCTCAACTGGTGCACCAAAAACTTCAATTGGTGTAATTGGCGATTACGCAATCAACACAACACACGTTACTAACAAGATCTACAAGAAGACAGCAAGTAACACTTGGGTGCATGTTGGTTCAGAAGCATGGCACACATCTTTACCGATTGTTACAGTTGCTTCAGGAACTACAGTTACAAGTGGTCACAAAATGACAATGAACGGTGTTGAAATTACAACAAGTGGTACAACACTATCAAACGTTGCGGCAGTAATCGGATCAAGTGTTACTAACGTGACAGCAAGTGTAAACGCTACAACAGGAAACTTAGAAATCTTCCACAACGGTAAGAACCTAGGTGACTCAACAGGCGGTGCTAACACAATTAGATTTGAAGCAACATCAGGAACACTATTAGCAGACCTTGGAATAACAGCAGGTGTGAAAAATGGTGTTAAACTATTACAAGAAAAACACACTAACAGACCTACTTGGAAAACAGCAGACGAAGACAGACCTAATGGTTCTGTTTGGTTCAAGACTACTTCTGCAAACTCAGGTGCGGCTCTAGTTACTAAACTTTACAGTTCATCAAGTGCTAGTTTCTCTCAAGTTGCTAGTCCACTTTATGCTACGCACCACTCTGCGATCTACAACCTAGACGCGGCAACTGGTGGAACAGCATTGAGCACAGGAACAGTGTATGCACAATACAACGTAACTGAAGAAAGCATGGGTGCTGACGTTTCAGGTGTAGCAGATACAACGCCAAACGTTGCAGACTTCCAACTTTTCAGACACGAAGGTGGTGCTACTACAATCACTAGTAACACAACTTCACCAACTTTCACAAGTTCAGAGACTTTTTCAATCCAAGAATCAGTTAAGAACCAAGAAGCATTAAACAGTGCAGTAACAGTAACACTAGGTGGTACTGGTGCTGATGACTTTATCGCGGCAGTGAACGGTGCGGGTTTAACAAACGTAAGTGCAAGTAAATTAAGCACAGGTGCTATCACTATGACACACAAACTGGGCGGTGAGTTCAGAATGTTTGACACATCAGGAACACCATTAGCAGATGCAGGTTTCAGTTCAACTACAGCACACAGTTATGGAACATACACAGCGAACAGTCAAACTTTGATCGACAACTTGTATGACCTACCAACAGGTGAGAGCCTTGACTCAAGTGCTAACACAGGTATCATGGCAAGTAACTGGAAGAGATTAAGTTACACTGCTTCAACAAGTGCACCAACTAATGAGCCAGCAGACGGCACATTATGGTACCACACTGCAACAGACGAAGCAGACATCATGGCACACAACGGAACAACTTGGGTTGGTTATGCAACAGCATACTCAAGCACAGATCCAAATGGTCCACAGTTCAAAGCAACAGCACCGACTACACAGTCAGACGGTACTGCACTTGTTAGTAATGACTTATGGATTGACACAAGTGACCTTGAGAACTATCCAAAACTTTACAAGTACAACACATCAGCAACGCTAAGTTCTACAAACACAGCGAACCAAGTGGCAGTGACCACTTCAGGAGCGGCTTGGGAACTAGTTGACAAAGCAGACCAAACAACAGAAGATGGTATTGTGTTTGCAGATGCTAGATTACACACAACGGCTGACAAGACAGATTCTTTAGAAACAGGTGGTGCGGGTACATCCAGCTCAATCAAAGACTTGTTGAGCGATGGCTTCCTAGATCCAGATGCTCCTAATCCAGACAACTACCCTCAAGGTATAATGTTGTGGAACACTAGAAGATCTGGTTACAATGTTAAGGAATACAAAAACAGTTACATCACAACTACGAAATATCCAGGAAGCGGATCAACTGGTTTGGGTAACATCAGAGCAAGTAATGAGTCAGTAGCGACTTATTTCCCAGACAGATGGGTTACTAAATCTAGCAACAACGCAGACGGTTCTGGTTCTTTTGGTAGAAAAGCACAGAGAAAAGTGATCGTTGAACAAATTAAATCAGAGATCGACACCAACCAAGCGATAAGAGAAGACCAAAGAGGCTTCAATGTTATTGCTTGTCCTGGTTACCCAGAGTTGATGCAAAACATGATCAACTTAAACACAGACAGAAACAACACAGCGTTTGTAGTTGGTGACACACCTATGAGATTAGAAGGTACGTCAACAGCAATACAAAACTGGGCTAACAACACAGCGTCAGCACTTGACAACGGCGAAGACGGCCTTGTGAGTTCAAGTGATTATTTGGGTGTGTTTTATCCATCTGGTTTGACTACAGACAACACAGGTAAATCAATTGTTGTTCCACCATCACACATGATGTTGAGAACACTGGCTAACAACGATAACATCGCTTTCCCATGGTTTGCACCATCAGGAACAAGAAGAGGTGTAGTTGACAACGCCACGTCAGTTGGTTACATCGACACAGCGTCTGGTGAATTTGAAACAATATCTGTTACGGAGTCAGTGAGAGATTCAATGCACGAGGTCAAAGTGAACCCAATCACTTTCTTCTCAGGTGCAGGAATCGTTAACTTTGGTAACTTGACTAAAACATCGGCAAGTTCTGCATTGGACAGAATCAACGTTTCAAGACTAGCAGTGTATCTAAGAACACAATTAGATGCAATCGCTAAGCCATTCATCTTTGAACCAAATGATGAATTGACTAGAAACGAGATCAAGGGTGCAGTAGAATCATTCTTGTTGGAGTTGACAGGTCAGAGAGCATTATATGACTTCCTAGTAGTTTGTGATGACACAAACAACACACCTACAAGGATAGATAGAAATGAACTTTATGTAGATATAGCAATTGAACCAATCAAATCAGTTGAATTCATTTACATACCGTTGAGAATCAAAAACACAGGAGAAATTGCAAAATTAGGAAACTAATTTTCGATAAAGGAGAAAAAATATGGCAATATCAACATTATCAAAGTTTACAGTACCTTTAGCAAACGATCAGAGTTCAGCATCACAAGGTTTGTTGATGCCAAAACTTCAGTATCGTTTTAGAGCAATACTTGAAAATTTTGGAGTATCAACACCAAGATCAGAACTAACAAAACAAGTTATCGATATCACAAGACCTAACTTGACTTTTGACAACGTAACACTAGACGTGTACAACTCAAAAGTTTATGTTGCAGGTAAACACACTTGGGATCCAATCACAATCACTCTAAGAGATGATGTAAACAACTCAGTTACTAAACTGGTTGGTGAGCAGATCCAGAAACAGTTTGACTTCTTTGAACAGTCAAGTGCGGCATCAGGTATTGACTACAAATTCACAACTAGAATTGAAATGCTAGACGGTGGTAACGGAGCAAGTGCACCAAATGTGTTAGAAACATTTGAATTATACGGTGCATATGTTGAGAACGTTAACTACAACACATTGGCCTACGCAACATCAGATCCAGCAACTATCACGATGTCGATAAGATACGACAACGCGATCCAAACTCCAACAGGAACAGGAATTGGAACAGCAGTGGCTAGAACGATCGGTACTCTAAGTACAGGTGGTGGACAGTAATACAAAAAATTAAGTAAGCAATTATAACATCAAAAGCGTCTTTATAGGCGCTTTTTTTGTGGCCATAAATACGAGTATGCCAAGCATAAACAACTTCCTAAAAGGTTTCCAGGACGGACTACCGGGTATGAAAGACTACCAACACGCATCGAGATTGTACATCGACGACAACTACAAGTTGATGCCAAAACAGAAGTTCCTGTTCCACGTGGTTTTCAACACGGATGAATCCCTGTTCGTTGATGGTTTCAATGCCAACGAGAGATACCAACTGAACATGTTGGTCAAGCAGTGCGACCTGCCCAAGTACAACATGAGCTACGAGGAAAAGACACAGTACAACAAGAAGATGTACAACGCGACAAGGATAGCGTACGAACCTGTGAATATAGCATTCCACGATGACCACGCAGACACAGTGAACGCATTCTGGAAGAAATACTACGAATACAATATAGCGGATTCTATTGGAATGAACTCGGACCTCACAATTTCCAACACAAAGGATGACTACTATAACTTTGGTGATAAGGCAAGACCTACAACAAAGTTTGGTATGGACACACCGAGGCAGAGGAACAAGCCATACCTCAAAGGCATAGAAATATTTGTTTTACACAAGAAACGTTTCACATCAATGACACTGGTCAATCCTGTGATAGGTTCATTCTCACATGACAATCTGGATCAGGCGGATGGTGCAGGAGTAATGAACAACACCATGCAGATACTGTACGAGACTGTGATCTACAAGTCAGGCATAATCAACAAGAACAACGTGCCAGGTTTTGCCACAATCAATTATGACAATTCGCCTAGTCCACTAACGGTGCTAGGAGGAGGCACAAACAGTATATTTGGTCCCGGGGGCGTCGTAGATGGTGTGGGCTCAGTGATCAGGAACGTGCAATCAGGAAACATCTTAGGTGCAATCTTGGGTGCTTCCAACACCTACAACAATGCCAAGAAGATCAAGAAATCAGCCGTGAAAGAGGAATTGAAAGGGATTGCTAAAGACGGAATACTAGAAGTTGGAAAACAGGCGGGGTCAATAAGCAACCCAGTTGCACAGTTCAGTGTGGGAGCGGCGGCCATAGTGGGTGCTTCGGCATTGGCATCAGCAAGGGGCACTGCGGACAACAACAATCAGGCCAACAACACAGTCATAACAAATTCTACAATAGACACCGTGAACTTTCTGGGTGCTGACGAATCTTTCAATCTTGTTTCAAATGACGCCAATGTCAGAGATGAGATAGCGGCCGCTATATATTTCAGAGACATTGGTTCTCGTAAGGGACTCACGATAGCACAATCTAATCTTGAATATGAATCATCCGCTGACAACATAAAAAATGTTTACACCAGCAAGGCAATTACGGATGTGAGGAAACTAGTCACAGAAGGATATATAAAAATTGAAAGACAGACACAGGATGTCGAGATAGCAACGGAGAAAGCAACGATATAATGGCCGAATTCTACACCAACCTACCACCAAAGGACAAGGACGATTTACAGAAGACCGTGGACAAATTAACCACCACTGCTTATGAGACCGACTTTGAATTCAATGTGGGCGACTATGATAGTACGATCGCATTCTTCGTGAAAAGGAATTTCTCAAGGACCGCGGCCGAGTCAACAGCATACGCCATACTTTCACAGGCCAAGATAGACAACATCAAACCACAACAGATACTGGATCAGTTGACATACGCCACACCGGCACTGTTGTCTGAACTGATAACCATAATATTGAACGCCAACAGATACAAGTCGAGTAGGCTGGGTGTGAGGAAAACACTGGCCGCCAAAGAGACGGTATCTAGAAACATCATAGACTAATGTTACCGAGATTTGCTAGGGGCAAGTTCTCTCCCAAAAATCAAGAAAAATATGTGGGCACAAAAACGCCAACATACAGATCTAGTTGGGAACACTCATTCATGAGATTGTGTGATGAACACCCTAACGTGTACCAGTGGGCCAGCGAATCAATCAAGATACCTTACAGGCACCCATTCATGGGCAAGTACACAGTGTACGTGCCAGACTTCTTCATAGTTTACCAAGACAAGGAAGGTCGTAAACACGCGGAAATGGTTGAAGTCAAACCAATGAGCCAGACTTCCATGGAGGCCGCGGGCAAGAGCATGGCCAAGAAAAAACAAGTAGTGATAAACATGGCCAAGTGGGAGGCCGCCAACGCCTACGCTAAACAGAGGCGGATCAAGTTTAGGGTAGTGTCAGAAGAACAGTTGTTCCACAACGGCAAACGTAAGTAAATACGACAATGACAAAGAAATTAGAAGATATCCTAAATTTACCAAATGTCAAAGAGGCATTTAAAGAAGTAGACAAGAAGGAAAAAGACAAGAAGATCAAAGAGGCCAATGGTCAACACCCGGCCGCCAAAAACCTAGATCCAAAGACACAGGCCAACCTACAGAAAAGTTATGCGGAGTTTGACAAGATAGCGGCCGCACTACCACAGGTCAAAGGATTGGGAGAATTATCAGACTTGGAACTTGACAAACTGGCCATAGAAGCAGAAGAGAGCTACAAGAACCTGATGGACCTGGGCATGAACGTTGACTCACGTTATTCGGGGCGTATATTTGAGGTTGCGGGCAACTTCCTACGTAACGCCATAGACGCCAAAGGAAGCAAGATAGACAAGAAGCTCAAGATGGTGGAACTGCAACTAAAGAAGATGAAACTGGACAAAGACGGCAACAAAGACGGTGGTCCAGTGGAAGAAAGCGACGGATTTGTCATATCTGATCGTAACGAATTAATGAAGAAACTACTTAAAAAAGACTAAATATTGCATATGAGCACATTCAAAGACTACCTAACGGAATCAACCAAGTCATATGACTACAAAATTAAGATCGCAGGTGCATCTAAAGATATTGACAAGAATGCTTTAGAAACTGCACTACAAAAATTTGATCTTGCTAGTATGTCAGCAGGCAAGACTACACCTATCATGACGCTACCACTTGATTTTCCTGCCTTGAGCAATGAGCAGGTGACAATCTTTGACGTGACAACAAATTATCCAGAGTCACCAAGAGTGATGCATGAATACCTTTCAGACTTATTAAGGATTCCAGCAACACACATAGTTGTTAGAAAACCAGGTGAA